GAAGAAACACACTTTTCATCTCAATAAGGAATGTTGCTTAAATTGTTTAGTAACAACGCCTTTTTTTAATATCAACCTAAAAACACATGTGTGTCGGTCTTGTCGACAAAGTATAGGACTATCTAGTAGACACTCACAGGTGTTTTCTAAATTAGAGGAGATGTTCTCACTATGTCCGCAGAAACTCACAAGTCGCCATTACAGCTACAATTAGAAGAACTAGTTAGAGTTGGAGTTGGTGGTAAATATAAAAACAAAGATAATTACTTAAAAATAATCCAACAAGAACTTGAGCATGAAGAAGCTATGCTTAGAGGTGGTGCTGATAGGTTTAATAAGACCATCAAAGACGCCAAAGCTAATTCTCAAGAGAGTACGACCTTGTATGGGCTAGTATTACAGCAAAAATACATCTCAGAGGTATCTAAACTAATCAATGAAGACGTTAGACTAATGGCTCATGGTACAGCAGGAAACCATCAAACTGCTCTTAAAATTATATGTCAATGTCTTCCTTCTTCAGCTTTTGATATGGGTGTATTTTTAGAGGATAGTCCAAGTATATGGGATACTTGCTCATTGATTATCTTAAAGAACGTAATTGATGGTATTTCAGGCGAAATAACCATTAATAAACTATCTATTCAAATAGCTACTGGGCTAATGCACGAAGCAAGAATAACCCAGTTTAAAGAGCAGAATAAGGATAGCTTTAATAAAACCTCTAGGAAACTAGCAGGTAAAAACATTCCACAGAACGCTAACAGGTATCAATATAAATCTAGAGTTTGGACATACATGATGAAGCGTAATGGTCTTAAATTTGATGATTGGACTAATGTGGAGAAACTTCATCTTGGCGTAAAGATGATTTCATATCTAGAAAAACTAGGTCTGATTAAACATCAAAATAGAAAACACAGAATTAATAAAACTGTGACCTATGTTGAAGCTACACCTAAGATTATTGAGGAGATTAAGAACTTCAATATCAAGAACGAACTTTTGTTTCCAAAGTATTTACCAATGATTGCACCGCCAAGAGATTGGACTTCACCATTTACAGGTGGCTACTATGGCAAAAGATTTAATAAAGAAAATAACCCAGAGGAGATAGTCAATGCACTACAACTTTATCAAACAAACAAATAAACGATACTTAGAGGAACTAAACAATAGGTGGCATGAATTTCCTGTTGTAAGTAAATCAGTTAATATCATGCAAAGAACTGAATGGGTCATTAATAGACCTGTATATGATGTTTTAAAAGCCTGTGTTCAACAAGGGTTTCCATTAGGAAAACTACCTATTAATCCGCAGGATATTCCGCTTCCACCTAAACCATTTAATATAGCTACAGATAAAGATGCTAAAATTAAATGGAAAAGAGAAGCATCAAATGTCTACAAAGAAAGAGCAAAAGTAAAATCTAAATATATACAAGTAAGTCAGATTTTAGAAACTGCTACATTATTTCTTGAGCAAGGCTTTTGGTATCCATACCAATTAGATTTCAGAGGTAGGATATATCCTAAGAGCCAAATGTTATCTCCACAAAGTGCAGATTATTCTAGAGCATTATTAAAATTTAGATTTGGTAAGCCAATGGCAACTGAAGATGCTTTTAATAACTTTGCTGTAGCAGGTGCAGGATTATTTGGTGAAACTGATAAAGAAGAATTAGCTGTTAGAAGACAATGGGTAATTGATAATGCAGATAAAATTATTTCTACTGCTAATAATCCATTACAAGATACCTTCTGGTGTAAAGCTGATAAACCATTTAGTTTCTTAGCATGGTGCTTTGAGTATAGAGACTTTGCTAATACAGACTTTGACCCAAAGTTTATTACTACATTACCAATTCATTCTGATTGTTCTAATTCAGGACTACAACATTATTCAGCAATGATGAGAGATGAAGTAGGTGGTAAAGCAACTAATCTAATTCCATCTAATAAACCTAATGATGTTTATAGTATTGTAGCTGAAAAAGTTATTGAGAAACTAAAAGTCCATAAAAATCCAATGGCATCTCAATGGTTAGAATATGGAATAGATAGGAAAATCTGTAAGAAACCTGTGATGTGTTTACCTTATAGTTTAACCCAGTATTCCTGTAGGCAATACATTCAAGACCATGTTGATAAGGAATTAGCAGAAAATGGTAAGTTACATAATTTCGGTAAAGACCTATTTAAATCTACACATTTCTTAACAAGTATAGTTTGGGAAAGTATCAATGAAGTTATTGTTGGTGCTAAAGAGATAATGGGTTTTTTAAAGAATGTAGCTAAACTTGTTGCATCAGAAAACTTACCTGTCGCTTGGACAAGTCCATTAGGTTTACCAATTTTTATGAGTTCTTATAAAAAAGAAAGCAAAAGAGTTAAAACTAAAATGGGTGATAGTATTATTAAACTTTCTGTAAGTAATGAGACAGAAGAAATAGATAGAAGGAAGGTTCAGCAAAGTATTTGTCCAAATCTAATTCATCAACTAGATAGTTCTGTTTTAAGTTTAGCAGTTGTTAAAGGTTCTAATTTTGGAATTGATAATTTTAGTTTAATCCATGACAGTTTTGGTGTCCTTGCACCTGACGCAGATAATATGTCTTTAGCATTAAGAGAAGCCTTTTGTGAAATCTATAGTAAAGATGTTTTAGCTAATTGGGCTATGGAGATGAAACAAATGTTGTCTGAAAAGAACCAAAAGAAATTTCCTAAGATACCTGCAAAAGGTAATTTAGATTTAGAACTAGTTAAAAGTTCTGTGTTTTTTTGTGTGTAGTTTTTTTAAACGATATACGAAAACACTTGTGTTCGATTAAGTACCACCTATGGCTAACATAACAATCAACCATAAGGAGTACCATATGAACGAAGCCACAAATATAAGTGAATTGGGTGAAGCAATTTATCCGCACTTAAATAAGCCTGACGTTAAATTTAACGAGAATGGCGAATACAAAGTAACTTTAAAGATACCAGAAGCAAAAGCAAAAAATATGATTGCTTTATATGAGAAAGCTATTGAAGATAGTATTTCTAAAGCTGAACTGGAACTTAAAGGTAAAAAAGTCAAAGTAGCACCAAAGCCATATTCAATAGAAAATGGTTTTGTTTTATTTAAATATAAAATGAAAGCTACTGGTATAAACAGGAAAACTAAAGAACCATTTAGTCAAAGACCTGCTTTATTTGACTCAAAGAAAAATCCTCTGAACCCATCATCTTGCAATATTTGGGGTGGTTCTAAGATGAAAGTTGCGTTTGTCTTGAGGAGTTATTACTCACCTGCATTAGGTGCAGGAGTAACTGCACAACTCAAAGCAGTCCAAATCATAGAACTAGTCGAAAGTAAACAAATGGATTTGTTTGCAAAAGAAGATGGTTATGAAAACACAACGTCACCAGAGGAGATGAATAATGTACCACAGACAGAAGTTCAAACGAGTACAGATTTCTAAAGACGTTATTTTAAAATCAGGATTGGAAGAAATTGTTTTTAACTTTCTTACAGAAAACAATTGTTCATTTAAATACGAAGGTATGAAAATTAATTACTTCCAACCTGAAGTTAAGAAAACATATAAGCCTGATTTTCCAATTAAAGGTTCATTTATCGTGGAAACTAAAGGTGCTTTTAATAGTGCCGATAGGAAGAAAATGAAGCTGATTAAACAGCAAAATCCTAAATTAGATATTAGGTTTATCTTTTCAAATTCAAAAACAAAAATAGGTAAGAAAAGTCTAACTACTTATGGCAAGTGGTGTGAACTTAATAATTTTCCTTACCATTGTATTCAATCAACTAAAGAAACATTTCCTAAAAATTGGTTGAAAGAAATTCAACAAGTACAAGCAGGTAATTAATATGGCAAGACAAGAAACAAAGTATATCGTTATTCATTGCTCTCAAACGAGACCTTCACAAAATATCGGTGCTAAAGATATAGACAGATGGCACAGAGAAAGAGGTTGGTTAAAAATTGGCTATGGTAAAGTCATTAAAAGAGATGGAACTGTAGAGCAAGGTAGAGGTGATGATGAAGTACAGGCTCATGTTAAAGGCTACAATCATTGTAGTTATGGTTTGTGTTTAGTTGGTGGTGCAGTTGAAGAAGATTGGAGAAAATCCGAAGATAACTTTACTGCTGAACAATGGGAAAGTTTAAAAAAAGTTTTAGAAGAATTAGTTCTTAAATATCCTGAAGCAAGAATAGTTGGACATTATGAATTAGATGAAAATAAAACTTGTCCAAACTTTAGTGTCAGAGAATATTTATTATACGAAGATATAAAAAATTATAAGTTCCAAGATGGTCTAACTGATGAAGCTGATTTAGCTGAATTAGATGCCGAAGACTTTCCTGAACTTGAAGAAGATGAATAAGTTTCTCCATCATAGTCCTTGTGAGAATTGTGGTAGCCGAGACAATCTAGG